TTGAAAATACCCCACCCGGACGGAGTGGCCGGATGGGGTAAAAAGACGGTTGCAGCCTTAATCGCTGAAAGTAACCCGGGAAGGGCCGAGGCCCGCGATCATTCAGGACTGCTTCATCGCTTTCGCACCGTTGGGAGAAAGCTCATAATGGGCCTCACCGTAATAGGGTCAAATTACCCATCGCGCTTTGGCGCAGTTTTGTTCGAGTTCCGCGGCCCGTGCTCGGAGCCGTTCGGCCTCTGCTTCGTCGCCATTGGTCCATTCAATGTCGGTTGCGCGGTCGCGTAATTTTCGGACGAGGTATTCGTTTGTCACGAGTTGGAGTCCGAGGATTTCTGCTGCGCTAGAGGCTGTCATCGTTTTCCTCCTCCTGTTTTTCCTCCTCCTGCCTCCTCGCTTCTTCGTCGGCCTCCAGTTCAGCGTCGGTCTTGTAGATTACGTCGCTGTACCAGTTCATCCGCTCGACGAAATTTTTCCCGCCGAATACGTCTTTCATCTCGCGCCACACGTCTTCGGCGTCGCTGATGGTTTTGATATCGACGGTGTAGGTGTCGAGGAGTTCGCGGTTAATCCGCCGCAGCATGTTGATACCTTTGAGGACGGTATCGCGTTCGGAACTGCTGAGTCGTGCCATAGTAATTCTCCTGTTAGTGGGGTTGAGTATGGCCCCGTGAGCGACATGCCCACGAGGCGTAGTGCGTTTAGTCGAAGATGGTGTCGGGGTGGTCTAGCAGCATAGCCAGCTTGCGCCGGGCGGACCTCGCTAGTCCGTCGGAGTACGAGGTGCTGAACGCCACCGCATTAAGACCTTCCAGAAGAAGGAATATCTCGGAGTCGGTGAAGGTCGAAGCGGAAGAAGTTATCCACTCTCCTTTATTGGAGTCGTAGGAGAGGGAGATAGTTTCGGTCGGCGTGCCCATAACGGGACCTCCTTGGTTGGGGTTAACGTATGCGACATTAAAAGACTCCCGGCATACGGTCAAGGGGTTTTTGCGCCCGTGGTTTTTATGAAAAAAACGAATGAAGGTAAACGAGGCATCCAACGATAAGGAAAAGCAGGAGCAGGGCTTTTTGGGTGCTCATAGCTCCTCCTTTCCGAGGATTTGGTTGATCCTCATCTCGCAATACCGGATGGCTTTGCGTAGGTCTTCGATTTCTGCCTCTTCTTGAGACAAGCCTTCTTTGGCTTTGTACCCGGCGCGACTGGCGTACTTTATGACGTTTCCGCGCCAGTACTCCATGTCGTTTTTCATGATGAAAGTAATGGGCTCGATAGCCCACCGGGCATAGTGGTCGGGCTTGTTTACTGCGTCGCTCATTAAAGTTCCCAGTCCTCTGTGTAAATTGCGGGCACGTCGGGATCGACTAGCGCAGCGGTATACTCGTGTTCGAAGAACTCGTACGCGTCTGCTGGTTCAGTGCCTTCTTTTATTGACAGCGTGTACCCCAGTTCCACTGGCTCGGTTTTATCGAGAGAGGCGGCATACTGGGCTGCCATGGTCAATAGCGCTTGAATCATCGCCACGCTGGATACGATGTACGCATCCTTCGCATCCATTCCTTGTTCGGAAAGATTACCGGCGTTCATCATGTGAGACGTAGCCAGATTTGTTTCGAGAGACTGAAAGATATTTGAAATTGTTTCTGTGAGGTCGATGGACCCTTTAGGAGGTTCGGGATTCTCCGGTTCGGGAACCCCGCTGTTCGGAAACGGTATTATCTCGGCCATCTGGTTTTCTCTTTCTGTGTCAATCGTCGGCAACCTCTTCTACCCATCCGTCCCTGATGGTCTCTTTGTCCGCCTCCAGTTGCTCGTCGTAAATTTCCTCGTGGAAAGGCTCGTGAACCGCGGGTCGTCCGGGGGTTGCCAGAACCTTTACGGGTTTACCATCGACAATAATGGTTATCGGAATCTTCATCGATCTCCTCCAAGCTTAGAACTTTACTTCCGTACTGCTCTTTCACTTCGTCGGCGTCCTCAAACATGGTCTCGCATATCCGGCTCTGCCCTTCGCCGTCACACTCGGGGCAGATGGCGCTGCTTTCTAGGTCAAGGCGTGGGGTGTAAGAAACCTTTCCCTGACCGTAGCAAGCTTCGCATTCAAGCCGGATATGAAGAACAGGCATCTTAGATACCTAAGATTGTCTTTAAGAAGCCTTCGATAAAAATCTGAACAATCAAATCTTCCATCTCATTTCTCCTTGTTGGGTTTACCGGGTTCGATGGCCTCGCCTAAGTGGTGAAGCTTCGCAGCCATTCTACTGTGGTCCAGTATTATATTACGCACAGCCACTCGTGGAAGGCCCACGGTGCGCGACCGGCCCTTCTGGGTTAGCTCTGCCAGATCGTGATACTGGTTTTCTGTCGTGTAGAGCTTCATCCTCGAAGGATCCGCTTCCACGCCTTACGTAAGGCCTCTGCCTTGAGGAAAGCATTAGGGCTACCGCTTTGGCCCTCTTCCATGAGCCGCGCGGACTCCATCTTTACGGCGTGAGAGACCCACCGAACGGCTTCGGGCCAGTTCTCAACGGCTTCGGTATCGGGCTTGTCGTTGTATTGCATGTTCGTTCTCCGGTTGATTAATGCAACCCTTATATTATCGCATATAAGGGGTGTCAACAAAAAAAGAAGGGCCCTGCTACCCAACTAACAGGACCCTTCCCTCAACAACCTTGGAGAACTCTCCGGGGGCTTTGCACAGACCCGAGGAGAAGCCGAATATGACTGTACCGAGTTATTGTGTCAAGCGGGCGTTAAACCATTCCACTAAAAATTGGCGATTCTTTACACTCTTTACAAAGGAAGGTGTTCTTTTCGAGTACGTGCTCGTTAAGACATTTTAGGCACCTACGGTGCCAGTGCGTACCCGCCTCTAAAAGTTTCTTTTCTTCTTCCAAGAGAGGGCGTTTCGGGCGCTTACGTACCGTTTCACCCTTATACTCTCGATATTTGAGGCCCATGATGGAGTTTCGTGTGACGCCCATAATATCCGCTATTTGTCTTCCCGTCATCCCTTGGTCGAGCATATCAAATACGCGCTGCTTTTTTTCAGGCGTCCAAGCCGTTGTCTTTTTCATTCCCACCTGTAAAAAATGTGGTTGTCTATTTGAACGGTACGTACTTTTGTCTGTGCCCAATCTGGGTTGACATATACCGCGTGGTAAAAGGTAGCGCCCTCTGTCACGTCAAAGATTGTGCCCTGTGCCATCATCAACGCAACATTTACGGACTCCTGCGCGGACTGTAGCCCCATGTTTAGCTCATCGCTTTTACCATCACAATAAAAGCTGAACTGACAACGATGGCGCACGGGTATTTCCGGTCGAGACTTGTAGGTCGGTCCCTGCTTGACCACGTCACAGATTTCGTCCGGGAAACGTGGATCTAGGACGCGGTTCATTACGACCGAAGCGACCGCTACCTTACCAATAAACGGCTCTCCTCTTGCCTCGAAGAAAACGGCTTGCGCCAGACACAGAAGTGCCGCGGGGAGGTTCACTTTCCTTGGCCCCGGTAGCGCTTGAAGCTGCGTCGTTTATGCTTATTCGTGGGCCGAGAATGAACGCTCTGGCCTATAGACGTTTTCTTTGGGGTCCTTACGGCCTTGAACCCGTCTGATCCGATAGCGGATTTTGATGCTTTAGCCATCGGACGTAGGCAGGTCTACGGAAGCGGCATCGCTCGGGTAAGCCTGTCGAAAGGTTTCGGACTCTGCGTGTATCAGGCGAAGCTGACCACTTAGAGTGCGGCCCTCTTTCTGGGCTCGGACCTTGATTTCCTTATATGTTTCAATCGGAACAAGGATGCTTTTCCACTTACTGGTGTCCATCGTAAACTCCTCTGTATGACTATAAGCGAACATATAGGATGTTATCGACAAAGGCAACAAGAAAGCGGAGGTTTATCCCCCCACTGGTTCCTCCGTTAGTCTTTTGCGCCCGATTGACTAACGAAGCTCTCAAGCTTCGGAAGGTATTCCGGCTCCGGTTTCAATGCCAATGGGCTGAACTGCAAGCGTTCGGGTGGCGGTGCCAAAAGACCTCTTGGCCCAAGTTCCTCCGCGCCATATCCGGTATTCTGGAAAAGGTCGGCACAGTTTTCGGCGTCCTCGCGGGTCAGGCAGGGGCCAGCGTAGATCAGGTCGTCGAACCATGACTCACGGGATGGGTCGAACCATGACTTCCGGTCTGAAGCTTCGTCCCCCTCTTCGGCGACGGCAAACCACCAGTCGTCGTTTGAATCTTGGTATATGAAAGAAATTCTGTAGTCGCTCATTTCTATCTCCGTGGTTAGTGATGAAGATATGGTATGGGAGGCTATGGGACTATGTCAAGGGTTATTGTACAGAATAAAAAACCCCGCCTAAACGGAACAAACCACTTAGGCGGGGAGTTTAACGGTCCTAGCGTAGCAAGGGAGGAACTACGCTGCCGTACCCCAGCTTGCGCCGATCTCTACGTCGCAGACGCTGGGAACTTCCAGAGGCACCGCGGCCTCCATAATCTTTGCGATGCCCTCGGCCTCTGTCTTGTCTTTCACCGACACGGCCAGTTCATCGTGGATCTGTATGAGAGGTATTTTACCGGTTTCATAGACATTTACCATCGCTTGTTTGGTCATGTCCGCAGCCGACGCCTGAATGAGTCGGTTCAAAGCTTTGTAGGTATACGCCCTCTTCAGCCGCGCTGTCGGCCCGTACTCAAGTACGGCTTCCTGATAAGGCATCGCCTTGTTCATCGAGAATGTGTCGGGCTCCCAAAGGTCGAAGCGACACTTTCGCCCCCGAAGCGAGCGGATAGCTCCGCCGCTAGCTTTGTCATTCAGGCGGTCCGTGACGCCACGCATCAGCATTTTCACGAACGGGACGCGCTCGTGGTACTGATTGATGAGCACCTTTGCGTCGTCCACCGGGATGTCCAACTGCTCGGAGAGCTTGTTGACGCCCATTCCGTACATCATGCCAAGATTAATCGTCTTGGCTTGCTTACGGTTGATCTGAGCCATCTCCGCGACCATGGTATGGAAATCCATGTCGGGATTGTTGCAATACCCCTCAACAAACTCGTCCACTCCCCGCAATGGAAGGTTACGTGCCTTGCCAAAGACAGACGCGTAGTGAACCAAGATCCGCGGTTCCTGCTGCGAGAAGTCAATCGACGCCCACTGCTCATCTTCTTCTGGTAAGAATAGCGAGCGGATCATCGGCCCAAGCTCAGGGTCGCGGGCCGGGATTTGCTGTAGGTTGGGGTTGTTCATTGATATCCGCCCCGACACGGTTCCTCCGTCATCTGAGCGAATCTGGTTAATGTGCCCGTGAATACGCCCGTCTTCCCCGACATGCTTTAGGATAGTCGCTACGAAAGTGCCTTGGATTTTATTCAAGGCTCGCGCTTCCGTGACAAGCTTAGCAAGCTCGTGGTCGTGGTCGGAAAGAAAGTTCTTCGTAAACGACGGTGCGCCTTTTTCCGTTTTAGGGTAAGCGATAGACAGCTTATCGAACGCGTCCGCTAAACTACGCGCCGCCCATATCTCGACGTTGTTTCCAACGAGAGCTTTAATGCGCTTGTGCGTTTCGGCTTCTCGCCGAATCAGGGCTTCTTTAGTCTTTTCCGCCGCGTCCAGATCGACCCGAACGCCTCGCCATGTCATCTCTATGAGGCACGGGAGAAGCTTCAGTTCGAGGTTAACGATATCCTCAAGACCTTCTTCCCCAATCTTCTGCCTGAAGAAGTTCCAAAGTTCGAGGGCAAGCTCGGCATCTACCTCTGCGTATTTACCGACGTACATGGACGGCATCTTCCACATCTCGGCTTTAGGGTCGATGCCAAAGGCGCGAGCGGCCTCTATCAACTCCTTCTCAGACTTGACCTTGTTGAGATAGTCGTACGCCAAAGCGTTAAGAGAGTACGACCGCCGGTTCTCGTCTATGAGGCTAGCTACGACCATCGTGTCGATGATGCGTCCGCTGACCTCAATACCCTGAGCCTTCAACCAGCCTACGTCGTACTGGGCATTATGGAAGATCTTGTCTCCCGGACCAGCGCAGACTTTCTTCATCCAATTTTCGACGAGCCTCCTGTCAAGGTTTCCCCCGCCAAGGTGGTTGACGGGGAAGTAACCGGACCAGCCGTCTATGGCTACGGCATAGCCGACTACCTCCCCGTCTTTACGCGCCCAACCCGGACCAAGGGTAGTCAGGTTGGGGTCCCGCGTCTCAAGGTCAATCGCTATTTGCTTAGCGTCGAATATGTCTGGAAGCTCTCCCGGAGGAACCCATTCAGATTTCAGGCTTCCCGTAAGGTCAAGCGCCATTTGTAGAGTGCTCATAAGTGCCTCCCTTAGATAAGGTGATCGAGGCGGTAAGCCTCTTTTTCGGAACGAGGTGTTACTAAAAACAAACGGTTTTTGGTGCGCGTGATGCCGACATAGAAGGTTCGGTGTAAGTCGTTGCTTCCTTCGACGTTTTTCTGGGCTTCACGGGCAGAAGCGTGACTCTGGTCTGTGAACAAGATGACGTTGTCCGCCTCTCCGCCCTTCGCGCCGTGAATTGTTGAGAGCGAGATGCGGGCCTTGCCCTGAAAATTCTCGCCCCTGTTTTCTATCGAACGAAGGTAGAGGTTTTGCTTTTCAGGTATTTTTGAAAGGGCCGAGAACCACGGTTGGTTCTTCTCGACCAGAAGGCCTACGTCTCTTTGCAAGTCGTCGTAGGTTACGTGATCGTCGTCCTCTAACCCGGGAGCAGTTTTAAATCCGCGACGAACGTCGGGCCCAACAATAAGGTAGTTATATATAGCCCGAACCTCTTCGCCACTAATCTCTTGGTCGGATTGAAGTTTTCTCCACGCCGCCACGGCCATTATTACTTTATCCGGGACGCTTTTGCGATTTTTAGTTTCGAAGAAAAAACCGCCAGCGAGGAGCAGGTCTTCCGTTTCCTCCAGCATATAGCCGCACTGCGCGAGGATAAGCCACGTTCCCTCTTCCAGTTCGGGGAGTATCGACTCGATACCATGTATCCAGAACACAGAACCTTTATCTTCTTTTGGAAGATACTTTTTGGGGTACCTGTTAGCTATCTGCCCGGCCACTGATTCGGCGAGGCTGTGAACTTGAGCGGGTATCCGCCAGCTTTTAGACAGCGTCTCTGACATCCCCGGTAGCTTCAAGAACGTGTCAACGTCTGCCCCAGCCCACCGGAATATCGCTTGGTCGTCGTCACCGGCCACGATGACGCGTTCGCTCTTTTCAGAGATGGCCTTCACGACCTTCCACTGAAGGGGTGACAGGTCCTGAGCTTCGTCAATGAAAACGGTGTGGAACGTGGGGCACGTTTCCTCTGCGTTTTCCAGAAACTTAATAAGCATGTCTGTGAAATCGTAGGTCCGGGTCATTTCCCGGTACTTATCGTACGACAACGAGATATACAGGACTTCGTTCCACGGGTGTTTGTGCGCGTAGTCCCACTGGTCGTAAGCTTGGCGGTACGTGATCTGTTTGATCCGCGCCATCGTGATTAGGTTAATCACGGACTGCTTGTCCGGCAGCGCTGTTGCTAAATCCTCTACCGCGTCTGGATCTTTTTGATCCCAGCCAAGGTCGAAGCCCACGCTTTCAGAAAGCTCTCGCCAGTTCTCCTTCGTCATAAGCTGATCGAAGCCTATACCGGAATGCCTGAAGCAGAAGCTGTGGAGGGTACGGAAGTTTCCGACATCATCCGGACTCAGCGAAAACCGTTCCATCGCCCGGCCTTTGGCCTCGTTGGCGGCTTTGCGAGTGAACGCAAAGAAACCAATCTTTACTCCCGGAACTCCTTCGAGAAGCAGTTTGTCCACCTCGTTCAGGAGGCGAGTGGTTTTGCCGGTGCCCGGCGGACCGAATATACGGAACCACTTAGAAGGGTGCGTCGTTTGCATGACTGTCAAAAGTTCCCTTAATCTTTATATCGTCAGACTGAAAGGCGGGAATCCGATAGACGTTTATCGTTGAGCCCTGAACCTTCAGCTTGTTGTGAACTCCACCGATCTCTCTGAGGCGCTGCGCGATCTTCGTCCGCTTGTACTCAAAGAATTTGTTCCGTTGGAGGAAAGACTCTAGGTCGCGAAGACGAAAGAAGGTGAGGTTCTGTTCGTCGTCCGTCCACGGCTTGCCCATGAGTATTTCTTCACGGTTGTTGGCCTGCTGGAATTGAACGCAGAAGTCCTTCAGATACTCGTAGAAGATACCTTGCGTACTTTCCTCCTCGGCCACTGGTATAACTGCCGATGAATTATCTCGCAGTTCAGACAGCAGGGCCGCGATCCGTGATTCCCATGTCTGCTTCGTAGACGTAGGCGGCAGGAAATTTAGCTGCTCCATGCAAGCCTTTTGGAAAGCGGGCTGCGACATGAGGCCTTCGGTATCCAGTTCGATAGGTGTGCCGTTGACATCTAAGAACCAGATGGGCGGCAGGCTATCGTACTTGCGAAGGTTAGCCATTGCTGCGGATGCGGCCCCGCCAACACCGAACTTTCGCATGAGACAGGTAGGCCGGTCGCAGTATGAGTTGATAGGGGCGTCGCTGCACTTATAGGCGTAGTCCTTTTTCTTCAACTGATTGACGACCTGCCCCATCTCTGTCAGGCCCACGGGTGGATCAACGTACTGCATGTTCCACTGCATGAGCTCTGTTTCCCACGAGTCGGGGTAGGCCTTCTGAAGGTAGACGCCGATGTTGAACAAGCCGTTATTGCGGCCTCCCTCGGATATCTTCTTAGGCAGCAGGACCTGAAGGCACGGAGGTCCGTCCTTCATAAAATCCTTTTTCTCTACAATGGAGAGCGCCTCGACTTGTTCCGGCGTCTGGACGTTCTGGTCGTAAAGCTCAAAGAACTCCTCCAGAGTTGCAGCGGAGCCGTCAGCCTTAAAGACGTGTCGTAAGCTGTCCTCGTGCCCAAAATAAGGCAGGTTTATGGCAGAGCCTACGTCTCCGCGGTCCACGTCGATCTGGTCCTGTTTAGGGAATATCTCCGCGTCACCGAGGCCCATGCCCGCGGCTATCTTACGGAGGGCCTCTCGCATCTTTGATGCGGGCATCCAATCCTTGCTGGAGAGGTAACAGTGGGCCCCGCCGCTTTTAGAGCGGTCCACGATCAGCGGTAGTTTCTTCTCGGCGAAGAAATCAACTATCTTTTTGTGTTCGAGAGGATATTGGTCGATGTCGATGCAGCCAAACTTCACCATCGACTTCTCGTTGAGTAAGAAGATGCCGAGGCTTGATACCCCGTCTAAGTGAGCCGCGTAGTGAGCCTCCGTGATTGCATCACGTTTGACTTGGTATTCTCCCTCGGTCTTACCTGCGTCGTTCTTGCCCTTGGCAACCATCGTTAAGTATGCCGACGATAGCCCTTGGAAAGCCGACGCGAATTTTTTCGCGTGGTCCATAATCTTTCCTTAAAGGGTTGGGGGCGACTTGCGCCGCCCCCACATTGTTAAAACGGAATGTCGTCGGATGCGGCGGTGCCGCCAGACTCGTTCTCGTGCTTCACGACGACTTCGCCAGACATGATTGTGTCGTGGAAGTCTTTCGCCCGTCCGTAAAGCTCGGCATTGTCCACCATCCCGTCCCGAGAGATGTCCCAGCCGTGCCACGAACCCTTGCTGTTCTCTTCCTGACTGGTCTTCATCAGGTAGACGTGAGAATAGCGCGGCGGCGTAAAAACGTTTCCGTTCGGCCCCTTCAACTGAACGGCAGCGACCATCGAGTTCCACTTCCGCGACTTCTTCAACTGCGTTGATTTCATCGCGATAAGCGCGGTCTCTGCACTCCCGTCTTCGTTCAGGACCACAACGAAGTGCTGATGCGTTTCTTCGATGTAGTCTCCGTCCCCTCCGACAACATAGTCCTTGTTGTCTTCCTTGGAGCGGGAAGTTTCCGGGCGCTGTTCGGTAGGACTGTAGACAGCAATCGGTGCGCCGCTACCGGAACCACGCGGGGCCCACTGAATGAAGCGCTTCTGATACGCGCACGGGACAACCTTGATACCGTCCTTGCCTTTGTAGATTTGGCCGGTGACGGTGTTGTAGATGTCCCCCTTACGCGCGTCTTCCCTCTCGTCCAGAATCGGATCAAGCCCGCTCAGGATTTTCAGGAAGGGGAGTGCAAGGTCGTCCTGAGTAAGATTCTCCAGACCCGCGGAGGAATCCTCTTCGAACATTGAGAAAAGCGCGTCGGCAGTTGCGACCTCGTTCTTCCCGCTCTTCTTAGCTACTGCGTTAGTTGCCATGGTTGTTTACCCTTTCTTGATAGTGGCACGTTGTCCGACCCATGCGCCGAACAAGTCCATTGGAAATGTGTCGCCCGACTCTACGCGCTCTCTCACAAAAGCTCGCAAGGTGGACGGATGTACTTCGGTCTTGGCTTCGGCGACATAGCCCTTTTCTTCGGCAAGTTCGAAGAACTGCCGAGCTTTGTCGTCTTCCTCGCGACCAAAGGTGCAGAACACGGTGTTCTTAATCAAATCACCGTACCCGTTTTCGCGCAGCCACTCGTAAACCTTTGGGCGGTTCTCCGCTAAGGGAGTTGCCGAGTAGGTCTGCCGAACCTCAAGCTTTGAGCCGTCGTCCAAAGTAAAGGACGTGAGACCCAACTCAGAGAACAGCGACGGCATGACTTCGTCTGTCAGCCTGCGGAGCTCTGCTTCTTTTTCCTTGAGGCTTTCTTTCGCATGCTCAACGTCTTGTTGCGCTAGACGTATCAACCTAGCCGTGTGAGCAATGCTGGCAAGCCCGTTTTGGCTTACCGTTTCGACGCCGCTTGCTGCGGCATCTTCGTGCTCTTTCTCAAGAGCGCTGAGAAGATCAAACTTGTCTTCCATTTTTCACCTTTCGTGGTTCGTTGAACTAACCCCTTTCGGAGCCTTGACCCTGCTTATATATACAGATATATTCGCATAGTCAACAAGGAAAAGCATATGCTCGAATACGCCTTTAAAACCAAGCCTTTCGCTCACCAGATGGATGCCCTGTCAGGCTCGTGGTCCAAGAAATATCACGCGCTCTTCATGGAAATGGGAACGGGTAAGTCCAAGGTGATTGTCGATACCATGGGCAAGCTCTACAAAGCCGGAGAAATAAATGCGGCGCTGGTAGTAGCACCAAAGGGTGTGTACGACAACTGGGTCAAGAAGGAGATTCCGCAGCATCTGCCCGACGGCATACCGCGTAAGGTGGTGCGTTGGATCCCGGCTAAGACAAAAAAGTTTGAGGAAGAGCTCTACGATCTGGTGATGAACCCGTTCGACGGCTTAAAGGTTTTTGTCGTCAATATCGAGGCCTTTAGTTCAAAGCGTGGAGCGGAGGCCTCATATGTTTTTCTGGAAAGAAACCCGGACAACATGATGGTTGTTGACGAATCGACAACGATCAAAAACCGTAAAGCGCTTCGCACAAAGAATGTTGTCAAGGCCCGCGATATTGCGAAGTACCGCAGGATCCTGACGGGCTCTCCAATTACAAAAAGCCCCATGGACTTGTTTTCGCAGTGCAGCTTTCTCAGCCCGTCAGCGCTTGATACCAAGAGTTACTTTGCGTTTCAGAACCGCTATGCCGTTGTGCAGCGCCGCACGATGGGGCACCGCTCTTTTCAGGAAATTGTAGGGTACCGGCGGCTAGATGAGCTTACGGAAAAGCTCGACAATTTTTCGTCGCGCGTACTTAAAGCGGACTGCCTCGATCTCCCGGACAAGCTCTATATCCGACGAAATGTCGAGATGACGGGGGAGCAGAAGAGTGTATACGATCAAATGAAGAAACTCGCGCTGGCCGCGCTGAGTGACGGCTCGTTATCTACTACGCAAAGTGTCCTGACACAGATTATGCGTCTCCAGCAGATCTGCTGCGGTTTCTTTCAGCCTGACGAAAAGCCCCTGCAAGACATCCCGAGCAACCGGATACCTGAGTTGCTGGACGTATTAGAATACGTACAGGGCAAGGTAATTATCTGGGCGACGTTCACGCACAGCATACAAACGATTATGAAAGAGATTGCCGAGGCCCACGGTCCGCGTTCCGTGGCTGCTTATTATGGCGAGACGCCGCAGGACGAAAGGCAGGAGATCGTCAACCAGTTTCAGGACCCGGATAGCGAGTTGCGTTTCTTCGTCGGTCAACCACGGACCGGGGGCTACGGGATTACGTTAACGGAAGCGACCACCGTAGTTTACTTCTCTAATAGCTACGACTTGGAGATCCGCCTACAGTCCGAGGACCGCGCACATCGGATCGGTCAGAGCAAGCCGGTGACGTATATCGATCTCGTATCACCGGGGACGATTGACGAGAAGATACTCGACGCTCTTTACGAAAAGAACGTGCTGGCAGGTACTGTTCTTGGGGAAGAGGTTAAGGATTGGTTAAAATGATATACAACAAGATGAGCTGTAATGTGCTTGATAGAGTGTGGGATTACCGATTCCCGAATGAAAAAGACCATTACAAGTCGCAAAAGCAAAAAGACAAATACCTTGAGAATTGGAAGCGCAACGCGACGATGCTGAAAGAACACAAGGAAGGGTCTAGCGCCCTAGATCTTTCCAAAAAATATAGTTTGTCCTTGAACTGGACAAAAGCGATTTTGAAACGAGAGGAGCTTTTACAGAGCTACTTGTCCAGTATCCCAAAGGAAAAAGTGACCGTGTCAGATTTGGGGCCTTTTCGGTTACGAACCGGAAGATGCTTAGAAGACGAAAACCTTATTCATCTGCCAATCGAAGAGTTCTATCGATCTCAGAACGCCCAGTCTCTTTTAAGAATACCCAATTTCGGCAAAAAGAGCCTACGTGAGATAGCCCTATGCTTAAAAGAAGAGGGTTACGATATATCCAAGTTTACTCTCTAAGCGTTTAGGCCCTTGCTGTAACCTACGCCCTTTGTGTAGGTAAGGACTTCTCCGCGCAAGGTGTCCGCGATACTGCAATGCACCCACCCGGAGTTCGGATTGCCGGGCATATAGCATTCCAAGATAAGCTGGTCAAAAGCAAGGTTGTCCTTGATCCACTCGGCCAGTTTTAAGTTGTCGATGCCGGGCACTTCGAAGTCTGCTGCCTGTCCCTTCGCATGCTGCGATTTGCGGCTGCTACCGATTGCTTCGCAAAGCTCGGGCGACCGGTATCCGGACGACGGCGAGAACGGAACGTCGTAGTGTTCTCTTACGGGCTCCAATATGTCCCGGCAAAGCCGTTCCATGTAGGCTACCGCGAACGAGTCCGGGGTATTGTCGATGCCCATGCGGGCTGCGGTCTGGCTTTTAACAAGCTCCCGCAGCGTAAAGTGTTCTGAAAGGTTCATTACCGTCTTCCGTAAAGGGAACCGATACCGTCCTGCAAGCGGACGGGCCCGCCGCGAGCATAGAGACCCGTTTGACTTCCGATTCCCTCGGTGAGGGAAATCCCGGTCGCGTCTTCAACCGCGCTCGTAAGTCCCGTCGCGTCTGCCGCTTTCGAGGCTGCGGCAGATAAACCGGCCCCGGCGGCCATGCCGGTCAAACCGGAAAGGCCCATGGCCGCGGTCAGGCCCGACGTGAAAGGTGACAGTGCGAGCCCCAAGACACTAGGGTCAGCGATACCGGCAACAGCCTCCGCGGGAGTCATGCCGAAGGTTTCTGAAAAGTTTGCTTGACTGGCCGGTGTAGCCGCCGGATCCACCAAACCGGTGTCGTAGTCTACCACCCCGATGTAACCGTGAGAGTCTTCTTCTTCGCCGGGTCCGGGCAGTCCGGATAAACCCCACCCGTCAAAACCGGCTCGGCCTGCGTCCGACTGAGCGGCAGCCGCAGCCGCAGCCTCGTCCGCTTCGGCCTGAGCTTCCTCACTGGTTGGCTCTCCTTCGTCGACGGCGTCGCCGTCACCGTCACCGCCACCGCCGTCGCCCCCAAAGCACCAACGAAATTTATCGTGCCATTCTCCATCTACCGCGTGGCGGCTTTTCCGGTAAGACCTTTCAAGAAGCGTGAGCGAATCCATCTTTCTTTCTCTTCTCTATTAGCTTGAAGACGCCCGGTGTCCAACGAGCGTGTCCGCCTTTAGCAGGCCGACGCCACAAAGCACCGTCTTTCGGGTAAAGATACAGGTATTTTTCTGTCAGATCATCCTGAACCTTACGTGCAATCTTTGCGGCATTGTTGTACGGCGCGATGAAGTCGATGACCCAGAGGGTCCCTTTTTCGTGGTCCGTGGCCCAATCTTCGGGCTGAAGTTTCCGGGTTCCTTTGAGGTACCCCTCGGATGCGACGTTCGTCAGAAAGGCGTGAGAGTACAAGCCCTCCGGCACCCCTACGTCGTTGTAAAAAAGAACCATGCGACCATGCTTCATCGCCGGGATGACCAGTCGCTCAAGATCCTTGATGTAGAAGTCCCGATGCAATTCAGATTGAAGCATCAGGTCAATTACATCACGGAAAGCTTTCCGGTCGTTAAACATCAGCCTACGTTTCGGCCCGCACCAAGTATCGGGTCGTTCGGGAACAACGAGGCCAGCCCTGCCCGCTGTTTCGGATTAGCTTGGCCCGTGGGCCGCGGACCGGGGGCTGCCGATTGTGCTGCCTGAGCCAGTTGCGGCATGAACTGCTGGGACGGGGGACGGAACTCAAGAGAGGCTCGCTTGCCCGTAGCGTCGGGCTTAGGCTTAGGCTTAGGCTTAGGCTTAGGCGCGACGGGCGCTTCAGTCT